AATCGGACTTGAAGAAAATACATATGATTATAACCGTAGTAACTATACTAGAGCACAACAATTCAGTTTGTGGTTAGGAAACAACCTAGATGGCAGTCCTACGGACACTACTTCAAGTTGGAGCACACTAATAGATGGAGTACCCACACCAGGATCTCAAAGTTATACTGAGTTTTCAGTCAATAGCGGGTCTTGTCCAAGTGACCCTACCAATATTCCTCACGATTGTTGGGACAGGTATGTGCGTAAGGGCAGTAACACAAATGGACCTCTTGATGTCTACTGTGGATGGGACGACAGCGGAAATCCGCTTGCAGGACAAACCTACTATGAGATCACCCCGCCCTCAGCCACAAATACAGGAGCAAACGGAAATAATACTATAAGTAGTAATTGGCCAGGTGGAGGTGGTGGTCTGTGTAACACCTGTAATGCACTAAGTCATGTTGCAGACTGCTCCATTGCCATTGACCCTAAGCGTATGGAGACAGAGCGTTACAGAATTAAGATGGGTGACTATAGTGGTAGGATGCAGATACTAAATTATTTGACAGGGGGCACCAATGCTTTGTCTAGAAGTATTAAAAATGTAGGTAATCCATTCTTCGACGAGTGCCAAGATAAATACCCATATCTAGATGGTAGACAACTAGAGGGACAAGGATAATGGGATTTGGATTTTTAAAACCAGTTGCTGCTATCAATGGTCTACCTGACTCTGGACATGGGTTGTGTCTACCCCCTACTGTGCATAGCACAGAGTCTTGCGGAGCAATCCCAAGGACAAGGACTATTCGTATTAAAGAGTATACTTGTTGGTGGCCACCTCTGAGTCTGATACCAATGACACCACTAGCACCAAACCGTGCTACAGTATTAGTCAATGGTTATCCAATCATGCTTGCAGGTGACAAGTTTATAAAACATCCGTCAACCTGCACTAACATAGTAATCCATATGTGTCCATGTGGTAAATCACTATGTCCAAAACCTACACCCTACCCATGCTCAGTCTTAACGACAGAGGATGGAGGTGTAGGACACGATAGGACTCTATATCCTACAACCTTAACTGTGTTTGCACTCAAGCGATTGATTGCTAGACAGTTAGACCCACTAGGAGTCGGATTTCCTGGCTTCTCGTATCCTTGCTCATCAGTAGTAGCCTATGGCTCTATGAATGTTTGGGCAGGTTAATCACTTTATTAAATTATTATGGCAACTAGATCAACAGCCTTCGTATCGGGTGGAGTAGATACAAAACCTAAGAAGACAAGACAGGGTAAAAGTCAGAATACAAAACTTTCTGCTACCTCTAGAAATAAACCGCGTAAAAAGTATCGTGGACAAGGCTAAATAATAAAGTATAACTTATATTATGGCAAAATTCATATTCATGTAGAGTGTCATACAGAATTAGATCAGATAAAAACATAAGTCGTGGTTTTAGAGATTTTGCAATGTCTTTCAAAGCAAATCCTAATAGCCGCGACTTTGGTGCTGTCAAAAATGAGAATGCAATCAAACAGGCAGTGCTAAATTTGATCAAAACCGATATAGGTGAGAAACCTTTTCAGTATGATGTCGGATCTCGAGTGACAGGACTTTTATTTGAGCCTTATGATGTTTTTACAGGTGAGGCGATCAAAGACGAGATTAACAGCACTTTAGATAGATACGAAAAACGCATAAGAGTCGTATCTGTTAACGTAACAGACGGTTTCGATACAAACTCACTTGAAGTAAGAGTAGAGTATACGATTGTTGGAGAAAGAATCGTTAAAGAAATCGATTTCATACTAGAGAGGACGTAATGCCTGCAGTACCATCAGAATTAACCTCCTTAGATTTCTTTGAAATCAAGGAATCCATAAGATCATACCTTAGGACACGATCAGAGTTTACTGATTACGACTTTGAAGGATCTGCTGCGTCTTATTTGTTAGACACTCTTGCATACAACACATATTATACAGCATTCAATGCTAACATGTCTCTTAATGAGGCATTTCTAGAAACATCTACTGTCAGAGACAATATTGTTAAGGTTGCTAAGCAACTTAATTACACTCCTCGTAGTGTTAAGTCTCCAAAAGCATATGTGACAGTAAGTGTGCAGACTTTAATCGGTGCAAATGGTTTAACCTACCCTGAGCAAGTTACAATTAACAAGGGTGACTCATTTAGTGCTGAAAATAACTTTGATGATTATATTTTTACAATCCTAAGTCAAGTGCAAGCACCTGTTGACCAATCTACTGGTATTGCTACCTTTAGATGTCTTGCAACTTATCAGGGCAACCTACTTACTTACTCGTTTATTGTTAATAACACAAAAAGACAAGAATATATTATTCCTAGTGAAGATGTAGACACTGAAAGAATGATTGTTTACATTTCTCCTTCTGTGCAGTCTTCTGAAATTGATATTTACAACAAATCAACAACCTCTGTTGACTTAGACTCAAATTCTCGTATTTACTTCCTTGAAGAAGTTGACGATTTGCGTTATAAGGTAATCTTCGGTGATGGAGTGTTGGGAAGACAACTAGTTGACGGTGAATTTGTAAAAATTGACTATGTAAGGACTGTTGGTAAGGAAGCAAACGGTGCAAGAGACTTTACCTTCATCGGTACAGCATCTGATAGCGAAGGACGCATCGTTGGTAATAGCTCAATCACTGTTGTGACTGAAAATCAGGCAGCAGACGGTGAAGATAGAGAAACACCTGTTTCTATCAAGTATAATGCTCCTAGATTGTATACAACACAAAACAGAGCAGTTACAGAAAGAGATTTTGAGAATCTAGTAAGACAACTATATCCACAATCACGATCAGTAGTTGCATATGGTGGTGAGAAGTTAAATCCTCCTGTTTATGGTAAGGTGTATGTTGCGGTTAGACCTAAGACTGGTGCTAAGCTCAACGAAACAACAAAAGTAAGAATTAAAAACCAGTTGAAGGATTATTCAATCGGTGCTATCGACCCGATTATCATTGACCCAACAACTCTCTATGTTATTCCTAAGTCTTACGTTTACTATAACGGTAATGACACTAATCTTAGTTCTAATGACCTAAGGACAAAAGTGTTGAAGAATATCGACGACTACAACTCACAAAATGCTGCAAATAGATTCAACAATAGATTTGAAGGATCTAAGTATTCTGGAGTAATCGATAATTCAGACCCTGCTATCTCAGGTAGCACATCTCAAATAACCCTTGGTCAAAATATTGACGCATTCCAGTTTGGTCAAGTATTTAACCAGTGTTTAGACTTCAATAATCCTTTATTCAGACCTGGCGACTATTCGGGCACTCCAGACGGTAATGGCACCTCAGGGGACGGCACAGATGGGTCTGATGGCACATGTAAACCAACCTTCTCTGTAGTTAAGTCAGGCACATTCTATGCAACTGGATATACTGAGACTCTTCTAAACAATGCCAATCTAACTAGTGGAGTTGTGCAAGTAGATACAGCAACATTATCTTCTACAAATACACAAACCCTTGTCCCTGTAAATCTAAGAGACGATGGTAAAGGTAACATGATGCTTGTTACTATTAGAGATGAGGCAGAAGTCATCCTAAACAATAATGTCGGATCAGTCAACTACAATACTGGTGAAGTATGTGTAGGACCTCTAAACGTTGCACTGACACCTGACAACACATTAAGAATTCCAGTAGTAGTTTACCCCAGTGGTGGATCACTCGAGCCTCCTGCAGGCACCGACCCAATCATCTTCAACCCAGACGTCAATCCAATCGATTATACGATCAACGACTTGTCAGTCCCTATCTTCGATCCTAATAATTTCAGTGGATTTAACTTTGGTGGTGGAGAGCTAAATATACTTGACTACCCAACGGATACTTTCACTTATCCCGATATTACGGACTGCTTCTAATAAGATATGTCTAGAGTTAATGTTTCTGACAGAGTTGAGCAACAACTCCCTGACTTTATTAAGTCAGAGGATAGAGCGTTTGTACAATTACTTCAAGAATACTACAAATCCCAAGAGAAGGTCGGTAGACCTTACGATATTCTTAATAATGTACTTGATTATCTTGACTTAGACACTTACCAGTCAAATGTCTTAACATCTCAGACTACAGTGCTTCAAGCGATCGGTTTGAATGACACAGAGATTGTTGTAGAAGATATTGACGGATATCAAGAAAGAAATGGTAGTATACAGGTTGATAATGAAATCCTGTATTACGAATCGGTAACCAGAGGTCCTGATGCTATCATGACACCTGGTATTGCACCACATGAATTTAAAAAGAAAGAGCAAGCACTAGAAAATCCATATTACGAGTTTGATGGAGTCCAAACTACATTCGCACTAAAGTATCAGGGTAACCCAGTTAGTCCTGCATCTGTAGATCACCTAATTGTTACTGTCTATAATGTAACTCTTAAACCTACAGTTGATTACATTGTCAGTGGCACTAATATCATCTTCACAGTGCCCCCTAGGACACCCACTGGTGGCGATGACCAAGGTTTTACTAATATTACCTATCTCATAGGCTTTGCAGATAAAACCATTGTCACAATGGATGCTGTGTCATATACAGAATGGCAAGGCACAAAATATTACCCTCTAAGAGTAAATGGTCAAGCATATACTCCAATTTCTGATGTTTCTCTAATTGTAAACCGCACAGGACAATTACAGAAACCTTTTGAGCAATTTAATGTCTACCAAGATACTCTTGTTACTAAGTTTGCCTTAGGTAGTGCCGATACCCTTCATGTTAGAGCGATTGAGTTTGTACCTGCGTCTTTTGGTAGTGGTGCAGATGCAGTATGTAATGTTGTAGACAATAAAATCGATACAATCTTAGTTAAGACAGGTGGTAAAGGATATAGACTAGATTTTGCTCCTAGAGTAAACATTCAAACTGCAACTGTTGGAGAATATGCAACAGCACACAGTTTAGTTGGTGGTATTAAAGATATTCAGTTAATTTCTGGTGGTCAAGGTTATACATCTTACAATCCTCCTATTCCTTTAGTCACTGCACCTACCAATGCTAATGGTAGACTAGCAAGAGTGTCTTTAACAGTCAATGATACTACTGGAATGGTTGATACTGTCACTATCACTGATTCTGGATCAGGATATGACTTTGTGCCAGTTATCACCTTCAATAATCCTGGCGGAGCAACTATTTCTGATGCAACTATTGACTCTGAAGGTAGATTGAATGTAGATACTATCACAGTTACTGCACCAGGTCTTAATTATGCTAATCCTCCTACAATCTACATCGATCCTGCTCCTGACGGTGGTATTAACGCTATTGCAGAGTGCTCTCTAACAGCAGAGGGTGGTTTAGCATCAGTTACTATCATCAATAGAGGAAGAGGGTATGTAACCCCTCCTAGATGCCGTGTAGTAGACCCTGTTGGTGCTCAAGTCTTAGATGTAACCGTATCTAGTGGTGCTGTTACAGATATTGAGTTATTGACTGGTGGTAGAGGTTATACTGACGCTCCATCTGTTTATATTGTTGACGATCGCAAAGATGCATACGGCACTTCTATAGGAGGCACAGGTGCAACTGCTGCAGCGACTATATTCAACGGTGAGTTAACAGATATCAACATTACCAACTTTGGTACTGGATATAGCGAAGCAAATCCTCCTAAAATTTACATTGCTGAGCCTCAAGCAGCAAAAGCATCTGTAAACGTTGGATACGACGAAGTTACTGGATTTGTAATCGAAGAGCGTGGTAGAAACTACGTCCCTAGTGCATTTAACGGTATTGTGCGTGGTGTTTCTAACGTTATTGATTATGACGAGTATGGAAACCAAGTTTTTGCAAAAGAAAGTCAAATTGCTACTAGCACACACCCAATCGGGTCTGTAGTAAGAAATCTTGACTCATTATTCATCTATCAGTTATTTGAGAAGTTTAGAAAGCAATATCTGCCCACTATTCAACTAGATCCAAGCAAAGTTAACCCTGTTA